GCTTCACTTGTTGTAAGAGTTATGCCATTACCAGAACTGGCTGATGGGTCAAGAGTTACTCCCAAGTCTTGAAATTGAAAGTATGGTTGATAAATCTTTGCACCAGCAGATTGCGTATCAAATGTCTTTGTCTCCATCTGAAATGATGTAAGACCAGTACGCACAAGTTTACGCACCATAAATGTTTGATGAGCAATAAACATAACATCACCAGCTTGAGCATAAGTAACTTCATGCATATTAAGATTGGTTATAGGTATGGTAGCACTGCTTGAATCTGCTGTAAGTGTAGTTGCAAGCGTAACATTGTTACTGGTATCTATTGAAAACACTCTTATCTTTTGATGCTCCAGAGAAACAATATAGCGTTCATCATCAGAGAATATAAATGGAACCAGCCTATGTTGCTGGACTTTAGCTGTATCTATAGATGTATCAAACTCATATATCTTGGAAAGACCAGCACGTTTAATAACTCCACCTTCTGCTCGAAGAAAGAAGTTCTCAATCTTTTGAGCTGAGTTATTGTATACCCTTGTGTCTGTTCTTGATATCAAGCTGGGACTTACTTCACCAAACTGAAAGTTAGTTAGAGCTACTTTTGCTTTTTGCATTAGCTTCTCCTAAAAGCACTAAATCTTGTTTGAGGTATAGTCCTTGTTGTTTGTTGTTGTGAGTCAATGTTTCTTGCTTTTAACATTGCTCGGTCTGCCATTGTAGACATCAACTGCATTAACTGAGCATCTCTAGCAATCGATGTAGCAAATGCAGAAGCTAAACCATACTCAAGAGCAATAGTAAAATAACTAGGAAAGTTCTCTTCTGTTGCTCGAAATGTAAAGTCAGCTATTACAGTATCTTGTGTTGAAGTATCAGCATATACCATGTCACCATATATCTGATAATTTATCTGTCCATCATTCACAGTTACAGCATGAACTAGCAATGTATCTGATGGGAGTTGATATGCAAAATCATATCGACCAGTTGGAGCATCTGTCAATCTGTTAAGAACAGCTTGATTTGTTGCAAACCTCCAACGTGTATTCGATAAAGCACTACGGCAGATATCTTCATAGAGACTTCCAGCTACTAATGATTCTGTTGTACCATCAGTAAAAGAAGTTATCGGTTCAGCTCCTATCAAGATAAGAGCACGACTCGAAATATCTATTGCACTATCTGCCGCAGTTGAAGTCATTAGTCGCCGTCTGTTTCAACAATAGCTGTACCATTAGATACATCTACTACAGTCCCAGTATTTGACAAAACAGTTACAAAGTTTGTCGTAGGAGTGTTTGTATCAGCAACAATTATAACATCTCTAATAGCAAGCATATTTGCGGCACTATTAAAATACCCTTCAGTATTTATAGTTGCAATAGCATCTGTGGTTACATAACTCCACAGATTCATATTTGATGAACCAGCTAATCGAGATAATCCACTAGCACTATAAGCCATTTCAATACCTCCTATTAATTGTTATCTAGGACTTCATAGATACCATTGTCATCAATAACAACAGCACCCATTGACATCATAGACGTTGCAAGATGTGACGCTCGTTCTGCAACATAGTTAAGTTCAGTTTGAACGTCAGAGTTTATACCAAGACCAACCGATGTTGTATGATATGCCATATTCTTTCCAGCTGTGATAGCCGCAGTTGAAAAAATTTGAAATCCAAGAAAAGACTTCATAGTCATACCACCAGCATATGGTAGATTCTGCTCACCCACAAAGTCAGATGATGCAAACTCAGTTATATTAAACAAGTCTGCAAAACCCTTTGGGTGCATTGCAAGGTATCTGCCACCATCCTCTGGGATGTTTGCAGTTCCAAAAGTTTCAAAGAGTGACAGTAAGTCAGCCTTCTCGATGGCACTACTTGCATCATGAATCTGAGTTGAGTTTGCACCAGCATCCATTGCTGTATACAAAATCTCATCAGTCTTACGACCAAGAGCCGCCGCCGCTGAAGTAGCAACTGCTTGTCTCTCATTGATATTTGTTTTTAGCTCATCCAACTTGTCGATGTATTCTGCGGCATAGAAGTCACTCATTGTCGCTTCAACAGTTGTATGGGCTAGTTCCATTGGAGTCACAAGACCATTTCTGGACTTAGTACTCGCACTACCAGTTCCAATCTTCTGGAAACGTACTACGTTACCAGTCACATTGTTTGCCATTCGTACAGTATTTCTAAGTTTAGAACCCATACGCTGATAAGCAAGGTGAACTTCAGATTCGAACTGCTTAATAAAGGCTGTGTCAATCGTATTAGCCATATTAGCACCTCATAAGTTAAGTTTCAGTTTACGCTTCCGATTGTCCTTTGCAATTTTCAACGAAGTTATCCATAAAGGGCTTCTCTAATGCAGTACGGGTCTTTCACTTAATCTATTATTAGACTCAAATTTATTTAAATTGCAATAGAAAACTCGCACAAACTCATGGTCATTGATAAAATATTGTTGATTTTCTACCTGAAACCCTATCCATCTTAGCCATCTGATAGTTTTTTCATGGTCAACTGGCACATAATTTTCTACAATATCATACCCAATAGACAGAAAACTTAGAATAAGTTTGCTATGTTTGTAAAAAGATTTCCATATATTATCCACTTCATCTGTACCGAGAAACCAAATCTTTCCAGTATGCATATACTTATCCATCGAAGTAATACCACACATAGCTATAGGCTTTCTCTTATGACAGATAGTAAAACCTCTTGAATCTTTTTCTTGGAAAGGTACATGGAGCGCAATCATCGGAGTCACACCAACCAATGCACACTCCCTGATATCAGGAAGGCGCATATTATCGAGAATAATATCAACATCAGATACAACACATGGTCGAAACTCAAGGTTGCCTCTTCTGATATATGTCAATACTTTATCGGTTTCTTTACTTTTTTTTTGGTCATCTGTTGTACATCTTCTTAAATCCTTCATCAACCATTTTGACAAAGGCTGGGTCACGTTGGTTTGGGCTAAAGTATCTGGGGTCTTGCATCATCTCCTTTAGCTTATCATCTGTAAGAACAGCTACTGGCTGACCAGTTCCTGATACTGGGTTCTCTTTCAGAGACTCCATCATAAATTCAACAACCTTTATACCTTCGGCTGTTGCACATAAGTCATCAATAGCTGGTCGTAACTCTTCTGGAAAGTTCATCTCAACAAAAGAACCAACTGCACTTACACGTTCTTCGGCATGGTCGCCTAGCTCTTCCATCTCATAATCAACATTGTAGCCATCATTGACAGCCTCATGAAACATCATAATGCCTTCTTCAAATTCTTTTTGACTAAATCCATTTTCATAGGAATGGTCAGCCCACCAGTTAAGGAGGTCATTATCTTTTGCCGCTTCGTCATCTATTACATCAGGTAAAACATAGTCACCAGCTTCTGCTGGTCTTTCTGAATATGCTTCTGCTTGTATCTCTTCCATGACAGCATTGCGTATTTCTTCTTCTTTCTGCCCAATCTTCGATTCAAGATTTGTATAGCTACTTGCTAAATCTTCAGGACTATTAAACTTTTCAGGAAGCCACTCAGGTCGAGCATCGGCATACTCTTGAGGAACTTCTATTGTTTGTTCTTGTGCTTCTGCTTGTTCTTCACTCATTTGATTTCACCTTATGTCCATGTTGTATACGTCTTTCAATTAAGCCAACAATATATCGCTGACCTTCTGCATGTCGAAGAGTATCATTAGTTACAGCCGAGCCATGCACAGCTTCTATTGTTACACTTCTTAAATACTTAAGTATCTCTGCACCAGCTGGTGATGAAAACAGAGAAGCAAAAGTTAATGATATGTTTTGTTCATTAGATGTTGCTCTTGGAAAACCATCAAGACCAGAGATATTAGTTTGCTTGTTCATCCATAGTTCCTTCTTGTGGCATTAAACCTTGCTGTTGCATCATGCCTTGTTGTTGTTGAAGTTGTTGTGCCATAGCTACAATCTGTTTACGCTCTTCTAAATCTCTAAGAAGATAATCAGGAACGCCAAACTTCTTTGCTAAATACACAGCAGTCTCTTCTGAGTTGATAAGGATATTAACTAACTCAGGCCCGAAACGCACCCCAACCATTTCTAAAAACCTATTGATTGATGTTATATCTTGATTTGATTGCGCTTGCGAAAGTGGTGAAACGGAACGGACTTTGATTTGTCTGCCGTTGATTGTTGGTATATTTATACGACCTTGCTTCTTCAATATGTAAACCACACGCTGAAGAACTGGCTGTACCAACTCAGCTTGTAATCGACCAAACGCAGAACCAATACGTCTTGATAAATCTGCCATACGTTCTGCTATCTCTGTTGCACTTGCTGGTGTCCTGTCAGGATTACCAAGCATATCATTATACAATGCTCTCTTAATATTAAGTCTCATATCAGAAAGAATAATGTTTGCTACATCAAATGACCCAGCCGCTTTGACTGGCTGTAGTCCAGCAGAGTTAGGAGCTTTTGGAATAACTGTCCCAGGTACAAGATTAATTGTATCAGGATTTATCACACCATCATCATCCATTTGATACACACCAGAGATTGCCATCTGTGCATTTTCTAGTATAAGTTCTATTGTCAGGTTAGTAGTTTTAATAGCACTCAATGCGTTGATAAGTGGACCTCGCCCATAGACCGCACCGGGGTCTTTACTCCAGCGAAAACATATAAATGGGTTACTGCCAGTGCCTTTATACTCTTCATACTTTAATAAACACTTTGTGCTTATATCAAAAATAATACAGTAGTACGCATCCTCATTTGGCTTGGTGTAATTACGACAGATTATCTCAAGAACTTTTGTTCTTCCATCTGGAGTTGACATTATCTGATTAGCAAGCCGTGGGTTTATCTTTGCTTTCGGATACAATATTTTTATATCAGAATACCGAACATCCCTTTCCCTATATACATGGTCAATCCTATCGTCAGGACCAACATCCAATACAACATGAGGTAAAGGCAGAGCTGTAAAATTAACAGGATTAATAGCATCGCCCTCCTCGACATGAAGTACACCAGTACCAAGTGCCAAGTCCATAAACGATTCATGGACCTCTTGACCAAAGTTTGAGTTCTGAATAACCTCAAAGACATATTCAGTAACCTCTTCGAGTTCGTTATTTACACCATCACGTTGTTCTTTAGGCACTTCACTACCAGCAGTAAAGTCAGCCCAACGAGCAAAGTTAGGAACAAGACCAGCTTGTAATCTCGACGCAAACTCCTGTACTCCAACGACAGCAGTCTCATCAAAGATTTTATCATCTCTTCTATCGCCTATTGATTGTGTAGCGAATGTCTGACGCATAGGAAGTGCATACTCATAGCACTCATCAAATAAACTTTCCCATCGTTGTCTAACTGATTTTGCACTTTCATACTTTTTTAAGAATGAGTTTATTAGCTCTTCATCAGATTTCATTAGCCGTACATTCCCCCACCACTAAGTGGGCTTCTGAAACCAACGCCACCACGATTAGAAGTATACAAAGCTCTGCGACCTCTACTGCCTCTCATTACTGCTTGACCTTTTTTCTTCCCAGTCTCGTAAGTTAATGATGTTTTTATTGGTTGCTCTTGAGCAATAGTCTCTTCTTTCTCATCTTGCCTACGCTCGATAGTTCTTTTTTTCTCTTCAGCTTCTTTTGCTTTCTGCTCTTCGTCTACAACTGGACTTGTTTTTTCTGGCTCTGAGCCACCACCACCACCAAAACACATATCATATCTCCTTATAATCTATTCCAGAAGGAACCACTTTTCCTAACATTAGCCGTTCTTTTAAAAATATCAAAGCCTTTTCTAGCGTTGAACGCTTTGACTGGTTTTTGACCAGCTATCAAACTACGTCCTTCACCAGCACCAAGCATCATATATTGCAACGCATCATGAATGTGAGAGTACATATTCTTATCAGGCTTATCATCATAACGCTCACCTGATACTTGCATACGTCTATAACAATAACCACCTTGAAATCCTTTGAGTAATGTCTGGCAACGTCTATCAACTAAGAACGATGGCAATCCTTCAGACATCTTTGTTAACTGAGAAGCGACAGCTTCTAATCTTAAATCAACACTATTACTAGGAGCTGGTACAGCTTTCAATCCAGCACCTCTAAGGATTTGAAAAGGAGTTGACTCATCTGTTTGTGCTCTAAAGTCACCAGCTGGGTCGCCATAAATATAAACATCTAGTCCACTAAATCGTGTGGCTATTTCTTGTCGGAGCAACTCAGCGAATCGTACAACACCCATATCAATAGCAACTATCTCAGCTTGCACCAGCCATCGACCTCGAACCTTTTGCCCAAAGACAGCAGAAGGAGTAAGCCCAAAGTCAATGCCAACATACAATGGCACACCAATAGCAATAGGTATTTCTTCTTCAGCAAGATGTGTCTCAGTAACAAAGTCAGGATATACTGGCTTGCCTTCCTGAATTAATCCCAGCCTATTCATAACATAGACATCTATCCAGTTCTTAGTCTTACCTCGAATAAGATTTGGATAGTATGTGCCAAGAATATTTTTTTTGTTTTCCGCATCTTTATTCAGAGAATAAGAAGTTA